CGCTGATTTATTCTGCTTAGGCGCAAACATCTCCGGATGTTCCTTCTTGAGGCGTGCCCTGTTGATAACCATCTGCGCGCCCGGCTGCTCATGCTTGCCGCCCTTTGGCATAGCGGATATATGCCGCCCGGTGAATTTGCCGCCGGCACCGCCTAAAATCTCACCCGTATCGCAGTCAATCAGCACCGGACGGCCTTTTATAGGATCGCCGTTTGCGTTTGCGCCCTTGCCGTTCGGATGCACTGTTATCCACTGCGCATCATCCTGAGCCATAAGCATGCCATGCCCGTAAACGTACCCCAGGGCGAACGCCCTGCCTATTTTCCCAGCCTTTTCTGCATCCATAGACTTTTACTTCCTTTGTATCTCAAAATGTACTGAGCCGGTCATGCGCCCTGTAAGCGTAAGCGGCTTCCTGACAGAGACACCGCCGGCGCCGTCCGTACGGTGCCCCTGCGCCCTCTGCGCGTAAATCGCCATCGTCAGAGGATGGCGCTGTTCGAACGTCTCGATTTCATTGCCGCCGGCCTTTATCGTCATCTGTATGTCCGAGACGGCCTCGGCGCCTACAAGGGCTAAAACCTTCTCGGTGTCGGTTATGCCCATGACGCGCGGCGCGTTATGCACTATCTGTTCCCAGCGTCTGAATTTCGCGAGGAAGGTAGAGTGCATAAAAGGCCTCGGCACAAGGACTAGCACCGAGCCGGGCTTCGGGGCTTTGTCCCATCCGGCATGCGCTCCGAGCCACGCGTGCTGCTTCGGCGTTACCTGCTGTACCCAGCCGTATTCCTGATAAGCCGCATAGCGCGCTACTGACGGATCCGTAATGCCTACAAGCACCTCCGCGGGCTTTGACTTTGTGCGGAAGCGGTCTGTAAACCTTTTGAACCAGTCTTTCAGCGCGCTCATGGCATTTACCCCCAGGGATGGAAGCCGCGGGATATATACGCCCTGCCGCCCATGATGTACGGCTTGAGCATCATCCAATAGCGCTGTCCGCAGGAGGTCTGCAGCCAGAAAGACTCGGTTGTCGTCTTGCCCTGCATCAGCTGAAAGGCGGTGGAAACACTGCCCTGAGACGCGTTGGTTATCGGGCCTGTCTGCCCCGCTCCCCAGCCCTGAATGGTCAGAAGATGGCAAAGCGCGAAATAGAGCGCGATTTTGCGCGTGTAGACAGGCGGCTCAGCGGCGGGCATATACGGGAAGACGCTCTCGGCGTCGGTAGTGCCGCAGAGCGCCGCGACGGCGTACCAGTTGTTCATTATCTCCGCGTCTGTGATCTTTGTCTCATCATCAAACTGCGGGAAGCGCTCGCGGAAATCCGCGATATCAAGCACAACATCAGCCATTGCCGCCTCCTGGATTTTAGTCTTTAGATACTGCCGCCTCGGTGCCGGTGCTCTTCGGATCTACCGGGTTGACACCGTTGTCAATCTCGGAGATCTCATCCCTGCGGCTCTTAAACTCACTCTCGCCGCCCTCAACCTCAAAAAGCTGAGCGGGAATGTTCGTGAAATAGCGCTCGCGGCCATGTTTCTTTTTGATGTCCTCCCAGTCCTTCTTGGCGAGTGAGACTAAAACGGCATTCCCCTTTCCGAGCAGGATGCCGGTCTTCTCGCCCGCGAGCGCGTGATTGACGCCGGGAAGGGTTACGGTCTTGAAGCCGCCGGCGCCGTTGTCAACATCGTCATAGACGATGCCGAGCGGCAGGGCGCACGCGACAAAGGTCATGTCAGAGCCTGCGGAGGCAGTCTTGACAGGCTGCTCCTCGGCGGTCTCGGTGATAATCTCGGCGGTAGTATCTTTCTTTCTTGCGGCCATGATAGGCTCCTATATATATAGAAGGTGTTGATTAGATTTTACACTAAAAGGGCGGCGTGATGCCGCCCTGATGTGTGATGATGCTCTCAGTTAGATACCGAGCATGGTGGCTACAAGGCTCGGCCTGCGGATTACGCATCCCCAAGTGGCAGCGCTTGCCTTCTGCTTATAACTGGAGAGTTCCGGAATGAGCCTGCCCATGCGGAATTTCTCAGCAAAGGCAGTCCATCCGGTCTCATCGCCATAAAGATCCCTGACGGTCATGTAGAGCATCTCGCCGGAGGTGGTGGAGAGCTCCGGAACCTGAACGATCTCGAGGTTCGGGAAGTTCTCGGTCAGGAGCACCTTCGCGGTCTTTCCGTACTGGTTAGGAATAGTCAGATAAGAAATCATCTTATTCGAAACACCGAGGACAATCGGCGCGTTGGTCTCAAGGTGGCCGGCGTTGTTCGCGGTGAGTGCGCTCCAAAGCTTGCTGATATCGTTGTAGACGATATTGGCGGCCTCAGCAGGAGACGCGGCTACCTTATCCGCCCAGGTGCTCTTTCCGCCAGTAGAGATAGGCGCGATAGATGCAGGCAGGTTAGGATCGTTCAGCATGCCATAGGACTGAATACCCTTGACGCCGTACATCTGGAATTTGTTCTCAGCGCGCGCGATGATCTCGGCGGCCGCGAACTGCTTCCTGGAGACGAGAGGGATCTTAGCCGCGGATGCCTTGTCGCTCTCGAGATCGCCATACTTAATAGTGGTCTGGTAGCGGTAGATCTGGCGGCTCGGGAAGTTGTAGTTGACATCTGAGGTCACGCCGTCCGCATAGTCATTATACGGTGAAACATTGCCCTCAATCTCCTCAACCTCAAAAGTCGCGAAATCCCACTCCCAGCTTCCTACCTTGTTAGGCGCGAAAAACTTAGACGCGTTGGTAACGCCGAAGAGCACCTGCACGATACGGGGATCAATGTAGGTGTACAGAGCGGCGGGCGCGCCGATGTTCGGAGCGGTAGAAGCTGCAGAGTCCATCGCAAGCTGGCGGGATGCGGCGGCATAGTCAACGGTAATCCTGCCGTCCTTTACGCTGTAAGGCATGAAGCCGACAGCATAGGGGCTGGAAATACCCTTCTGCTTCGCTAACTCAAAATCAAGATCCATAGGGCACCTCCTTTAAGCGCCGATACGCTGATAGATAACCACGTCACCCTCAGCCGCAGACGCAAGGCCTGCAGGGAGAATGACTACCCAGCCGGTGTCGTTGTCGGCTCCGGCATTGCCGTAGGTGACTGCGCCGGTGGCAGGATTGCAGAGCACTGACTGCCCCTCGGTGACCGGACCGGTCGCGAGCGCGTAAAACTGCCCGCGGAGCGCGATAGGCGCGCTAATCCCGGAGACATACACATTGGTCGCCTCGGTCAGGGGATTGGTGATAACGCTTATACCGTTGCGCTCAACAAAGCCGAGCGGCTTGCCGGTGCCGGTAGCCGATGCGGTCTTGACATCGCCGTCAGACGCCTTTGCGAAAGCAAAGCCGCCGGCGGCAAGAGTGCCGTCGCTGATGTAGTTCTCAGCGGTATAGATGGCCTGACCGGGATTTACCTCCTGCCCCGGTACGCCTACAGCAGGATAAAGCTTTACGCTCTTCTGAAATCCGCTCATAGTTACTCCTTGTTGATAGAGTTAAGGATCTCGCCCAGGAAAGAGGGCTTGTTCTGCATCTTGCGATCCATAGCCGCGCCGCGCCTGCCTGCCTTAGTAGCAATAACAGCACGGTAAA